GCGTATCGTCAGAGAGCGAGCAAGTGGACGGCAATGCGCCCGTCTTGATCGTCCATGCCGCCGTGCCGGTCGAGGACATGCCGCCGCCAGCGACATACAGGGACGCATCCTGGCCCGTGAGGCCAAGGTCAGCCTTGATGTCGGCAGGGCTCCACCCCGCCACCTGCAGGTTCGTGATAACCGCGCCGTGCGGAATACGAGCCAGCATGATGAGGGCAGATGTCGAAATCGACGTGCCGTTAGCCGTCCATGCGAACGGGACAGTCGTCGATCCGGCATGCACTTCCACCACGTTGCTATTCAACCCACCCGTGAGGGCAGGCGAATTGGTCATTGTCCAATCAGCCATAGTTCATCCCTCCTTACGGTGCCGCAGCATAGCTGTGCATGGTGATGACGCCGAAGTCGTTGCTGTTGAAGATAGCTTTCTTCAGACCCCAGATGAGACCAGCGGAAACGCCTACTTGGTTTCCGTAGTCAAACTCTTCGGTCTTCAGCGACATCTTGGCGTCAGGCGAGTCGCTGTCGCGCCCGGTCGCCATGATGGCCGACTGTGCGCCACAGAAAATCGCGCGACGGGTGTTCGCAACAGGCGTCGTCGTATCGCAGCAAAGCGGCACGCGGGCCGACTCGTGGATGATGACGTTGTTGTATTCACCAACCGAACCACGGTAGATGTTGTCAGCACCTTCCTCCCGACCGCCCGACAGAGCCGAACGGTTGATTTCCCACCACGTCACGGTGTTCGCCGTGGCCGTCGTGCGCAGGCTGTAGACCTGGTACGGGTGGAGGAACGCCACATACTTGTCCTGACCCTTGTAGCGGATCGGACGAATGATGGGCTGGCCGCTGTCGTTGAGCGTCTTCGCCTTCGCCACGGCGCGGTCAAGCGTCGTGATGGTGAAGGTGTCAACGGTGGACAACGAAGCGTCCGACGTGGTTGCCGACGTACCGACACGAATGAGGTTATTCGTTGACGGTGCCACGGTCGAGTTGGAACCCGTGTAGCGGGTGTCCGTCTGGGCCGTGTTGCCAGAAAGCTGGTTGAAGCCATGTATTCGACTTCAGGTCGCTAACCTGGAGTCCGCCTTTCGGCTGCTTACTGTCGCCAGTAAGAGTAGACCATATCATCACCCTCAACGTGAGGGGCTGTGCGCTTCGGGCCGCTTGGCCCTACTCCCTTGCGGGATGGTCGTTGAACCTTCAATGATGAGGGCAAGTTCCGCCATTCCGGGACTTCCCGAAATTGCAGTTCATGCAGAGCAGCTGAAGAACCTTTGGATAGTTGTTTTTCACAACCCAGTTGTAAAGGTTCAGGCTTGCCTTTCCATGCACTTCCTTACGCATCATCTTTCCGTTGTTATCAATGTGATCCAACGTCAGAAAGAGTGGCTCTGCATCGCCGCAGCAAACACATGCTCCGCCGTACATCGCGTACACTTTTGTGCGTAGTTCGGTATTACGCTTCCTTGCCAACTCATTGGCCCTTGCCCGTCTTTCAGGCGTCCAATGAGCAGCGGGGTTTTTGGCGTAATTTATACGAGCCGCCCGTTTCCTATGCTCTCGGTTGGCTACGTAATGCTCGGTCATTCGCGCCCGATAACAATCGTGGCACTCATGCCGCCTCCCGCCATTGTCGCCCCCGTACTTGGGAAACGTGTTCAACGGGAAGATGGAATTGCACTTCTTGCACAGTCTGGTTGCGTGATCGTTTTTCATTCTATCACTCTACCAAACTATACCTAACTCATCAAGGCTTGGCTGCTGATTGTCTCAGAGAGATGTTCCAGCAGTTCACACAGTTTATTATCTGCCAGTTACCCGGCAGGGCGTCCGTCAATTCAGTTTAAACGCCGAGTCAATACGATCCGCGAACCAGTCAGACAGAGCCGACTGATGTTCCGCCATCACGTCGAACGCAACGCGCTGCTCGGACATTTTGCCCTTGCTTCGAACTGCGTGTCGGAGTTGGTCAACGAGGACCGCGTCCGAGTACGTGATGAGCGCCTCTTCGTTGCCTTCCAGAGTATCGTCACCAGCGATGCCGGTGCCGGAAAGCTGCATGCGCAGACCGACCGTGACTTTGTCACCGGGGCCTTTGCGCACTTCGTCTCTGACCTGGATCAGCGAGGACGCCGAAGAGCCCATGAAACGAGAAGCATACGAGTCGTAAATCGCCTGTACGTATAGCTTCTTCGCCCATGCCTTCACCGTCAAAGCATTTCCGGTCAGGAATTGGGTAGCTGCCATAGCTACTGTTCCTTTCAGAATGTTGATGTGATTTTTTGGGGTCTTGAGCGCAGCTAACGTGTGCGGAACGTGGTGCCTTGTTTAACGTCGGGCAGACGGAACGCGGCTCAATGTGCGCGGGACATCTCGTTTAACGTCGCGAGTGACGAAAGGCGTATTCTGCCGGGAATTACTGAGCGCCCATGATGGCGCGCATGCGCTTTTCCCAATTCTTGTTATCGGAAGAGCCGAACTGCGAAGCGAATTCGTCCTCCGTCAGGGCAAGAAGTGCTTCAATGCTCTGCAAGGATGCTGCGGGCGTTCCTGCGGCTGCAGACGGAGACTTGGCGACCGCCTGCCCCTTCGCGATGCGGTCGAGGTCTGGCCCCTTTGCCTGCGGTGCCTTTGCTGCCGGTGCCGCTTGTGGCCCCTTGTAGCCGAGAGCCTGTGCACGCTGATAGGCGACCTCTGCCGGGTTGCGGTTCAGCCGCTGGGCAATCTGCACCGTCTCAATGGAACGGGCGCGGATGGCCTCTGGAATGTCCTGGTCCGGGATGCCCATCGCCTTGGCTTCGGCAACCCATGCATTCTGCAGATGCTCATGCGCCTGGTAATAGTCAGGGTTGACAGCGGCGAACTCGGCTTCCTGTCGCTGGATGTCCTGCGAAATCTGCTGGACGCGAGTGGCCTGCTCGTTGCGCTGGTCGAGCGACTTGCGCCACTCTTCCTGCTCGCGCAACTTGCGCTGCAATTCCTCGTTCTGTGCCTTGAAATGCCCGATGGGGTCTTCCTCAAGGGACGGGATTTGCGGGGCCTGCGGCTGCGGGTTGTTCTGCTGTTGCGCGTTGCGGAAGAGCGTTTCAAGACGCTCCTGCGCCTTGCGCATGTCTTCCGTGTAGCGCCGTTCCCACTCGCGGGAGCGTTCCGTTGCTTCCTTGCGGCGCTGTCGCTCTTCGTAGAGAGCCGCCTTGCGGATGAACTGTCCACGGTCCTCGCCGTCGATGGCTTCAATGTCTGGCGTGGGAGGTGCCTGCTGCTCGGCAGGGACATTCTCGACCTGCTCGGCTTCAGGAGCGGGCGTGGGCGCAGGGGCTTCGGTCTGCGAGGGCTGGACGGGATTGGCTTCCATGTCAGCCACATCGGCTGCAAGGAAGTCAGGCACTGCGTTGGGTTGGGTCATAGTTCCTCGTTAAGTGGAGGCTGAAACCAGGTAGGTGTTGGGGAGGCGTGTCGGGTAATAGTCGAATGTGCGGATGTGGCCTTGCAATTGCTCCGCAGTAAGCCTTGCCCCAAGGCTCAACTGAGTGACTGCTGGCAAGGTGCCAAGATTGTCCGGTGCAACCGCTCCACCATTTCCTGAAATTGCAAAGTCATTCACAGCCCAAGCGGCAGCGAGCTTTGCCCTTGCAGTTGAGATTGCGCTAAATCCGTCAATTGATGCTTGGTTCACCGCCGCCGTGAACACGTTCAGACGCATCGCGCCCGCTGTATTTGTCCGTTGCAGTGTGAACCTGTTATTAGCTGTCGCGTCATCAAATGACGCAATGGCATTGTTTACTGAAACGTCAGAAGATTGAAAGTCGGCTACATCAACAACAACGGTTCCAACAGTTGCGCTAAATTCAGTTGAAAGTGTGCGAACACAATTATCAGCAGTGCGGGTTACGCTTACTGTGGTGGTGGGGATGTAGGAGGAGGCGAAGGCTGCGGCCTCAATCTGCGCGCCCCATACATAAAGCCCTGAAGTTCCGTCACCAGTGTAGGACGTGACGTTGTCAGCATCGGTAGGTCCAAGCCTTGCAACAGGAGAGCCAGCCCCAGCCCCGCCAGTGTGTGTTATCGTGCAGCGATACCAGCCGTTAGGGTAGGATGTAATCGTTGACGTGCAATTTGATACCGTGCCGACAACGCCAGTGAACAGGTTGAACCAGCCGGTCCTGAATACACCGTCAGGCGTTTGTGCCTGAATATATAACCAAGACCTCTCTTTCGCCTTGGCGAAAACAGATTGGGTGTAGGTTGTGCTGGCTGCAAGGGCGACGTTATTGGATACATTCTTCGTCCCGACCCCGGACGCCTCTTTGAGAAAGTCCGCTGTGGTTGCTCCGTCCGGTGCCGCAACCTGATTGGTGACAACCGTGATGTTGGATGGCGACCACGTCGTGCTAAAGTCTTCCGACTGTGTCCATATGTTCGTCCTGCTCGCTTCCATGAGGAGGCCGAGACAGGCTGGAGAACTGATTGACTGATACTCAATCCTGGGCGTGTTCGTGGACGAGGACACAAGCAAACCGCCCGCGCCCATGTACTTGCTCTGGTTCCCGCCCGTGAACGTGAACAGGCTCGTCAGTGCAGCACGATTGACAACGCCGCCAGTGGGCCGCGTGTAATAAACGCCCGTCGTGAAATCCAGACCGATGCCATCGTGATAAGACGCGGCTCCCCCGCCCCCGCCCAGATACGGCAGGCCGAGTTTCAGCATCCTCATGGGCTAGTTCGCGTTCAGCCGGAATTCGCTGATGTACAGCGTTCCATTCGCGCCTGACTGGATCGCGCTCACCTTGTCGCTTGGCTGGACTGCAAAGTCCTGCGTCTCCGAAGCCGGGAGGAACGCATCGGACGTGGTCGCCGCCGTTCCTGCCGTCGAGAACTTGATGAAGCAGTCCGTCGTGGCGCGAATGCGAACCATTGCCGTGGTCGTGCTGAAAGCAGAACTTGCCGCAGCGGTGCCGGTATAGGCAACGGATTGCGTTGCAACCGGATAGCCCGGAATCTGCACAAGCTGCCCGTTGGACGTTGGTGGTCGATAGCTCATGTCATCTCCTAGTGCATGAGAAGGATGAGGTCTTCCTCGTCCTCCTCGTCCATCTCGTCCCTGCGGCGCTTTTCATCTGCACGCAGCAACGCATAAAACTCTTCAATCTCTGCCTTTGCCCGCTCAAGAAGCGCCTTGGCTATGGCATCGTCAATACGGACTTCCAGGTACTGCCTTGCGGCATTCTCTGCCGCTCGCGCTTGCGCAGCGACCGGGGCAGAAACGTCCTCAAGCGGCACCGTTTCAATCGTCTCGAAGAAGCCAGCCAACTCAAGCGGACGCGACTTGCGACGAGCCCGCCGCTTGCGGGAGTGCAGCAGGACAGGGACATCCACTGACCCGGTTGCAACCTGCGTAAACGCATCCAGCGTCTGAAAAGCCGTGCCGGAAACCCCGCTGGATGGTGCGGAACCTGCGGCAGTCTGCGTAAACGCCCCAAGCGTGACGCCGAATTGCCCCTGGATGAGAAGCAATCCCGTCGATGTCTGCGCAAAGGAACCCAGCGTCTGTGACGCCTGGCCCTTGATCGTCAAGGCACCCGTGCCGCTCTGGGTGAATGCCCCTAGCGTCTGCGATAGCGTACCCTTGACGAGTACATTGCCCGTCGCAACCTGCGTAAATGTCCCAAGGGTGGCCGATGCCGTCCCCTTGATGAGCAATTGCCCGGTGGCAGACTGTGTGAACGCATCCAGCGTCCTGGCAAAGGTGCCGGATATCGTGCCGCCGATGACATCGACTGCAGTCGGATCGTAAAGCCTTACATCTCCCGAATTGGAATCAGACGGGACTGACCGCAGGTAGATATCGACCACATTGTCACCCTACGGCTGTTGCTGGCACGTTCCTCGCGGTTGTTCCTGCCACGTCCGGCGAGCCTATCAGGTACGCCTCAAGCCAAAAGCCACCGGCATTGTTGCCCAGCGTGAACGAGAAGTTGCCTGACCCGTCAGATACGGTTTCCCCGGCCAGGCTGTTCTCATTCGTGAATATGCGAACTGTGCAGTTGCCCAGCGCAGTGCCTACGTTGTTGCGCGTCACGCCGGACAAGGTGAAGTAGCCCTTGAACTTAGGGCTGATGAACTTGCGCTCGCCCCTTGGCGAAAACATCGGGTGATCGTCATGCAGAAGGATGTCCACCGTGCGGACGCCCACACCCATGCGGTTGGGACCTTGCCCTCGTGGTGTCCTGATGTACTGCGCAGGCACTAGCCTAACCCCTGAAGCCCGAATACGGCGATATCCGTTCCCGTCAACAAGTTTTGTCCACCACCATCAAGAGTAATGCGCGTGATCCGCGCAGTGTTTGTCCAGATGGCAGATCCGACGACCATGTCCGGGGCAGTCGCGGCACTCTCGCTCAAATCGGATGACTGATACTGCACACCATGCGCGCGGCCTGACACGTTGCCAATCCAGAATTGGATCAGCGCACGCGGGTTTGTCGTTGCCGTTTGCGAGACCTTTATGCCAGCAGCCGCACCGGAAACACCCGTCGTTGCTGCCGCATTGTTATTGCTCACACGATAAGCGTAAGCAGTCGTTCCCGTATCGCCGTTGAACTGCAACTGAGCAATGGCGTTGCCGCTGTAGCCCGAGATACGAACCAGCACCATGAGGTAGCTGCAGGCATCGAACGTGGGCGTGGTGATCGCCGCCACGGAACCCGTGGAAATCGAGTACGCAAGCGGGACAAAGGCCGAATGCGCGGAAGTCATTAGTTCAACGACTCAATCATGTATTGGTGCGTCTGAATGCTGTTTGAGGCATTCGCAACTGACCATGTGGCGAACAAATCCACCGTCTGCGATGCCGTACTGTCGAAGCCGGTGCCGACTGCCGGTGCCGACTGTGGCAGCAGGATCGTCTTGGCTTCACCGGAGACCGTGGTGGCACCTGCCGCTTCAGACTGCCAGAAGCCTGTGTGCATCATGTTCGCCGTCGTGCCGGAACCAATCGCGCGGCACGTTAGCAGCCACTGCATGTGCCAGCTTACGTTCGTCTTGGCTGTGGTGGATAGCGTCATTGCGCCACCATTCGCGACAATCACAGCGCCGAAGCGTATATCCAGCGTCAGCGTGCCGGGGGATGTCACAAGCGTGCTGATGCGGCCTGTGGACGTGATGCGCAGCATCTTGCCAATCTGGAAGTAGTTCGCAGGTAGGGTCACCTTGGCCTGTGAGGCACCCGTGCCGCTGCCGCCAAGGATGGATGTGGCAGACGAACTGTTCGATAGTGCCGCGCCGTCAACGGCGGCATTGATGATGGTTTCTTGCCAGCTATTGATCGACATGCGCTGTCCTTATGCGTTCGGGGCCGTCCACGTCCAGGCTGTGATCTGGAACGTCTGGCCTGCCGTGAATGATGTGCTGTCTACTTCGATGTCCCCGCCGCCGCCGGTAGCCGTGACCGTGCCTTGGCTCCCGCAAGTCGTGCCGTCGCTTGCATACAGGCGGAAGTGAGCCGCCGTGCCGGTATTGTCCGCGCTCGTGTCACTTACCGGCAACGAGGACCATGCCTTTGTCCCACCAGACGCAGCCGCAGCCCAATCGGCCGCGAGATTGATGGTTGCCAGAACCGTGCCGGTGTCAGCGGAGCCGCAATTCGCAGGAGCCGCACCCGTCCTGATCTTGAGGACAGCCGAAGTGCCTATGCTCGTCTCAATCGCGTCAAGCATGGCGTTGCGCACGGCTGTCGAGAACTGGATCGCCATTATTGAATCCCCAAGGCTTTGCCATCAGGGCCGCGATGAATCGTCTTTGGCTTGCTCAACGCCGCAGCCATCGCTTCGTGGCCGCGCCCGATGGCCTCAAGACCCTGCGCCACCGCAAGCATGCTCGCATCCGACTTCCCGCCACCCTCGTCCTTGGGCTTCGCGTCCCTCATCTCGGCCTGCTTCGCCTGCGCCGCAGCATCGCTTTCAAGCTTCGCGTGCTTTAGCCGCAAATCTGCTGCTGCAACCTCGCGCTTGAGGGCAATGTCCTGCTCTGCCTTCCATTGCTCAAGGGCAACACTGCGCTGCGCCAGTTCCATCTGCTGCTGCGCCTGCGCCGTCTTGAGTTGCATTTCGTGCAGGACTTTCTGGTCTGACGCCTGAAGCTGCTGGCCCTGCAGGCTAGCCTCGACCTGTGCCTGCTGCGCCTGCGCTTCTGCAAGCCTAGCCTGTGCCGCCGCAAGAGCGGCCTGCGCCTGCGTCTTGGCAGTATCGGCCTGCTTCTCCTCCACCATGAGCTGCTTCTGCACCTTCTCTTCCTGCGCGGCCTGCGGATCAGGCTTCTTCATCTGATCAATGAACGACTGAGGCAGAGGCAGGTAGTCAATCACGCCCGGCGGTATCTTGACGCCAGCCTGAAGAAGCATGGGGAGGAGTTGCTGGAGAATGGCCCACGTCTTCTCCTTCATGTTGGGCGAATTCGGACCCTCATCGATGATGACATCATATCGGGCGTTGTCCTTCTGGGAACGGACGAGCGGCACATATTGCTGCCCGTTCTCGCCCACGATGCGGACAAGCCTGCCATCCGACAGGTAATTCTCGATGAGATACAGCAGCGACCGCCCCTGCTCCTTGCGGTACTTGCGCAGTGCATCGAACAGCGTGGCAAGGATGGTCACGCCAGCCTGCCTGCGCTGATACTCCAGAGATGCAGGCTGGTCACGATCTGCCATGCCAAGCAATTCAACCGACACACCGGACACATCCCGAATGCTCTGGATGGCAAACTGCATCAGATTGGCAATCTCAGGCGGGAATGCAGGAGGCTGCTTTGGGACAACCTTGCCCTGCACATTTGCACCAGGCTCAACCCATGTGATTGCTTGCGGATTTGACCATGTCCGCTCGAAGTCTGCCACCTTGTCCACGGCATCCTTCTCGACCATGACGCCACCCTTGGCGTTCACGTTGAGTATATACATGGATTGACTGAAAAACTTGTTCGCCCATTGCTGGGGGTCTTTCATGCCACGGACGAGGCCATACCAGCAGCCCTTGGCCGCATCGCGCTTGGAGGTCATGGCCTTGTAGGAGAAGCTGGTCGGGTCGGCGCATTCCTTGTTCTCCAGAAGCACTTCGCCAACCACGAAGGCACGCCAATAAACGCAGCGGCTCTGCTTGACCGACTTGACCGGTCCACCGAACATTGCCGTGGCCCGCGCCTGGAGCTTCTGGTGTTCCGCCTCCGTTAGCTCCGTCACCTGCCCCGTCATGGGGTGCTGAACGCGGTAATACGGCTCGCGCTTCTTGTACTGGTACTCGGTCAGCTTGACCTGCTGCTGATACGCCTTGCTGCTGCCCGTGGAGGACGGGGCCTGATACTGGTCGCCCACCACATTGCGGTGCACGCTCTCGCCATCAAAGTCGCCATCATCTTCCGCAAGGCGGGCCATGCCCAACTCGTCGGCCTTGTCCGGCCACGTCTCCTTGACCCACGCCAAACGGACCATCTTCTCGCGGATGATCCACTCGGCGTCACGGTAATTCTTCTTGGTCGAGGCTGGATCCGGTAGCATTTCGAGCGGATCAACGCGCTCGATGACGATAGCCCCGTCTTGGTCGTACTCGTAGTCCAGCCTCGTCTCGGTCCAGCCCTCGCCAATGACGGACATGTCGAGGAACGCTTCCGATTCCTCGTCCTCGGCGTTGCACTCGTCACGTACCCACTTGGCAGCGCCAGTCAGGACTTCGTTCAGGCCAGCATCACCCAACTCGCGGGGGATGTAGCGCACCTCTTGGCGGTTCGAGACCTCAAGGCCACCAACCACGTCAACGACAGGGCCGATGCGGTTGAACACCACGGGAGGGCGGCGCTGCTCCTGCAGGATGCGCTTGTCCTCATCCGAGAACTGATCGCCCGCCACCATGCGGCGGCATTCCTTGGCCTCGTCAATCCATGCCTGGCGCGATTGTCTCGCGTCCTTGGCCTTGGAACGGATTTCTGCAACGAGATCGGTGTCATCAGACGCGGCTTCCCCGCCCTCGCCGCCTTCACCTCCAGCGAGGACTTGGGATTCCTGCGTCATCATCATTGCGTCAACCAACTCCCATCGCTCGATGACGAGCGTCTGCGATACCTGTCGTTCACGGGCTCTCGCGCCTGCCCCTTGGCAATCCTAAGCATCATGATGGCGTAGCGCGTGGCTGACATGAGGTCATCACGCTCCTTCACGATCTTGCCTTCAAGGCGGTGGTAGAGCCTGAACTCCTCGAACCACTCGGTCAGGTTCGAGAACACCTTGAGCCTGCCCTGCAGCATGCGCTCCAGCATCAGCGTGATGCCTGCTTCGACACCCGTTCCCCTGTCATCCGGGAACTTGGCGTGTTCGTAGTAAAGCTGAAGCCCCTCGTCACGGTAGATTTGGGCCAGTTGCTTGCCGCTGCCCTTGTCATGCTGCAGGCCGTCGTGGGGCCATGCGTAATAAAAGTTCGTGCCAGCCTCCCAGCCCTTCGACCAGGACTTGAGCGCAGCCGCGTGGATGAGAGGCGTTGCCTCCCGTATCCGATAGGCGTTCGTCACATAGACGATGTCTGAATCTTTGTCATAGGCCAGCTTCACGGCAGCGAATGGATGGTCCCACCCGAAGTCAATGCCGCCGATGACAGGCCACCAATTCGGGATTGGGAACGGATCGCAGGTGATTTGCTCTTCGCTGACCGGGAACACCCGGCCTGATCCCATGATGGGAATGCCCTTGGCCCGTGCTTCCCGCTCATGTGGCTGATAGCCAGCGATGATGCGGTCCCGCTCTTCCTGCGTGTAATGCTCGGCGTCATCAATGGTCATCTGCGTGACGGAGCGGTCTTGGCTTTGCTCCATCAGGAACCTCATGACAACATCTGACATGCCCAAGAGCGGCGTGAATGTCATCCACACCATGCCATTGGTTGCTTGGGTACGAGTGAGCCCCTCGGAGTATATGTCTGGTGGGGGCTCTTCATCGAACCAAACGAAGTCAAGCGTCTGGCCCTGCCAGCGTTCGCGGCCCTTCTCGTATGACTTGGCGTAAACCAGGCTAGTCCCGCCACTGACGTGCTTGACCGTGATGTGATCCACCAAGTCCGGGACGCCACGGGCAGCTGGGCTGTCAACTATACATGCCTTTGGGATATAGCCAGTTCCGTGGCGACCTGGACCGCCCAATAAAAGGCGTTGGACCGTGTCGCGTGTACTCTCGCCAGTTACGCCTGCAACCCAACCGACTACAGGCTTGTCCCATCTGCGGCCTTGCCACCAATCCGGGTAGAGGCCCGTGAGGTGCATCGAGGCTTCAGCCGCACCTGAGAGGGTCTTCCCGACTTGGTTCGCCGCCATGAAGAGGCGCTCACGATGAGATGAGCCAGCCGCGTGAAACTCAGCCTGCTTTGGGTATGGCTTGTAATTCTTCAGCCGGTTTTCCGACGCTCGCGTCTGTAATGTCGATGATCCCGCCTTCACCAAGGCCAAGAGCATCTCTGGCGGCAGCGACGATAGCGGCGAGTTGCTCATCTGTGATGCCGTCAAATGTATCCGTCTTGATGGTCATTTCCTTCGGGATCACCTGGGCAATGACCTTGAGGTAAACGTCAGGCTTCTCAACCCTGACAGTCTCAATGACCTTCGGCCCGTGTTCGAGGAAGTCGTCCTGGAGAGCAGCGACAAAAGCCTCTCCCAGCTTGTTACGGCTTCCTTTTGGCCTGCCCGCAGGATTTGGTGAGGCCCCCGGCTTCCATAGCCAGTGTTTCTCTTGTGTTGATTCAGTTTCGGCGAGAGCCACTTAGCAGCGACCGCCCTTGCGCTTCTTCGCCATGAGTCACCCATGAAAAAGC